CTGAATCAGCGTGGCAAACTGACTCCGTTGCCCGAGGAAAGACACCGCCCGGACCCGAAGGGTGTATGCCCCGGGCTCCACGTCCCCGAGGTCTACCGACACCGCGCTCACGAACGCTAGGTTCTCGTAGCCGTTGGCCCCCGGGCGCAGTACCTCGATCTCGTAGAACTGCACCCGCCCGTCCCGTGAGGGGGACCACGACACCGTGGCCTTGGCCCGCAAGACCCCGGCCACGCGGGTCAGGTACTCAACCACCCCGAGGTTGCCGGGGGCCGGAAGCGGGCCGGTCGGGAGGGTGGTGTAGTCCGGCGGCTCCAGCCGGAGACCTTGTTCGACCCGAGCGTACTTGAGCGCGTCGTAGGGGATGGCCTGGACCGCGTACTCGTTCGGCGTCCGCTCCGTCACCTGGGTTACCCGGAACGGCCGAGGCTCTACGTCCGGCTCCCCGAGGATCCACATGGCCCCTACGAGCGGGAGGTCGGACAGGGCCGATGCCAGCTCGACCACCGGCCCGGCGGTGACCTCGACCACGTCCCGGGTCTCCACAGACCCGTCCGGAAGCACGACGCTGAACTCCCACCCTGCCGGGGCCACACCGAGAGGGAGGTCCCGGTCCGCGGTGACCAGGACCGTCGAGGCCACGGCCGCCAGCCGACCGCCATAAGACACCCCCGCCCGGGCGGGGTCGGCGACAAGAATCACGTCCCCGGGCCGCACCTCCGCGTGGTCCAGTGAGGCCTCGTACTGAACAGCCTCTGTCGCGTACCGCTCGGAGTCGAGGATCCACCTGCCAAGGCGCTTGGCCTGGCTCCGGGAGGTGCACCCGGTCGCCACCACGTCCAGTTGCCGGACGCCGACGGACCGGATCAACTCCGAGTCCTCGACCACCTCAACCGCTGCCCGGTACGCTTGGCTCGGGTCGTTCCAGGTGACCAGCACCATGGAATGCCTGGCCCGGAGGGAGCTCCCAGCGTAGTCGAACCGGCCCCCGATGACGTTGGCCCGGCTGACGAGCTTCGCCGGATCCGCAGGCGAGTCCTGGGTGAAGGTCAAGGAACCCGCGGACCAGTACGCCATCCCCAGGAACGCCGACACGATGGTCTGGACGACCTGGAACGCCTCTCGAGCGTCCGCGAGCCAATGGTTGAAGGTGAACCGGGGTTCCTCGCCCCCCGCCCCGTCGTCCACCATCACGTCGCAATACTGCGCGATGACATAGAGCCCGAACTTGTCGATGGTCGTCGGGTCGATCAGATGCCCGAGGCCCCACCTGGTGTTGGTCAGCAGCTCGTAGAGGACCCACGCCGGGTTGTCTGTGGTCGCGGTGGTGAACGCCCCACCCCAGATCCCGGTGTAGACCCGGGTTACCGGGTCGTAGTTGTCCGGAATCCGGCATTCCACCCCAATGTACTCGTAGCCCCGGACGGGGACGCTGGTCCCAAACTGCTCGGCGTCCACGGTCAAGGCCACCAAGGCCGAATCGGGGTAGGACAGCTTGGCATCGGTGACGATAGTGTAGGACGCAAAGAACGTCCGATTCTGCTGCGTCGAGAGCACCGTGTCCGGCGACAGCCGGGAGAGCCGGACGGACCACGGCACCCCGCCAACTGGCAGAGGGACCCGGAACTCCCGGTCGTAGGCACTGGTGGTCTTGCCCTCGATGGCGAGGGACCATACCGTCGCAAAGGGCCCGCCGTTCGGGGCGACCTCAATCTTGATCCCAACAGCCAACCCGACCAGGGTGTTCCCCACCGGAAGGAACTGAGAGAGGTTTGGGATGCGGACTTTCACCCGCACGGCGTCGGCCGCGGCATCCACGACAGCCACCGTGACCGGGCTGGCAAACAGAACCTCGGTGCCCACTGGGATCTCGGTCTCGACCGCCGGGAACCCCGGGATATGGTCCTGGACCGGGAGCCCGGTCCGCTCCTCCACGGCAACGCCTTGGAAGTTGAAAGTCCCGTCGGCGTTCTGGACTGGCACATCGTCGAAGTAGATTGACTTGAGCCCGTCGACCAGGCCGCCAGTCGGGCCCTCGGAGATGAGGTCCAGGATGCGTGCCGTCTGCTTGGAGCGGAGGGTGTTCGGGGCCTCGTAGGGGGCGAACCCCACCCCCGAGCCCCCGCCCTTGCCCCCCTTCCGGCCGGCGAGCCCCCGGGCGCGGACCGCCGCCCGAGCGTGGTCGCCGAGGTTGTGCTGGCTCACGGCACTGCGTCCTCGGTCGAAATGCCCGCCGAGACCACCACCGAGCCGGTGCGGAAGCGCCCGAAGCACACCGGGACCGCGACGCCCTGCGCCGCCACATTCACCGGGCCGTTGAAGATGGCGGAAGCCTTCTCCTGGCTCCGGTCGGTGTAGCTGGTGACCCGGGGTGTCGGGGTGAGGCTCTGGGCGATGCCCCCAAGGACCAAGGACACACCGAGAAGACCAATGGAGCCGAAGGTGACGCTGGCCCCCAGGGCCCCGTGGAAAGCGGTCTTGCTGAGCGCCTTCCCGAACAGCCCGGTGCCGTTGGGCGCGAAGGCCACCGCCCCGGCGATGAGCGCCACCCCGACGATGATCTTCCCGAGGCCCTTGTCCTTCTCGCCCCGAAGGACCGGGTAGACGTGAACCGCCTGGTCCCCCGCCACCAGTAGCCCGAGCTCGACCTCGTCCATCTCAGCCTCGCCCCGGAGGACCCGGTAATCCCATCGGCCCAGAACGTCCAAGAAGCCGGGGAGCTGGAGCCCGAGGCACCGGAAGGCCTCCTGGACCGAAGAAACCTGGAGTCGGTAGGCCGGACCGAACCGCTCGCCCAGCTCTCCATGCAGGTGGAGCATCATGCCGGCGCCCTCCAGCGAAGATGCCCGACCGTCAGCCCGGCCCACCGGGCCAGGGGCTCCCGCCTGGACAGCCGGGAAGGATCGCTGGGCTTCCGGGAAGCCAAGTGGTGCAGGACCAGGCCGTTCCCGACGTAGACGAGCCCGTGGTTGGGCACCTTGGAACGCAGGGTCACCAGGAAGAGGTCCCCGGGCGCCGGGTTCATCCGTCCGACTTCCCGGAAGCCGGCGGGGCCCAGGTGGTCCCGGTACAGATCCCCACCCTGAAGCCACCATTCCCAGGACCGGGGGTAGTCCGGCAGGTGGATCGACACCTCCCGGCCCAACCAGTCCCGAATCAGGCTGTAGCAATCCGTGACTCCATGCCGGAAGCCCCGGCCCAGGTAGTCCCGCGGGGGGGACCCGTCCCCGAACCAGAAGGGCTCTGTCGTGGCACCATTGGGCCCGGCGCAGCCGATGAGCCAGGGCACACCCGAGGCCTGTTGTGCCCGCATGTCCTCAGCGGAGGGGCAGTCCGGGCCGTCGGGATGGGAGTGGAAGAATGCCTCGATCTTCCCGTGCCCTGCTTCCACCTGGGCCCACTCCTCCGCGGCGACCTCGAAGCCGTGGGTCGGATCGGCGGCCCGGTTGGCCGCTGGAACGACCGCCCCGGACTCCATGACGAAGGCGCACGCCTCCCGGGGGTACGCCTCGGCCGCCAGGGCCCGGAGCGCCTTCACCGGAACCTCCCGGCTCCGGGAAACTTCCGAGTCGGGAGGACCCCATGCTGGCCGAACCGGAGCCGGCAGTCCACCAGGCGCCGGCCGCATCTGTCCTGCTCGGGAATGACCACCAGACCCGCTTCGTTGAAGGCCGGCGGATCGGCGTAAGGACAGGTGACCCGGGTGTAGTCGTAGTCCGCGGTGTCCGGGTCCCAGACCCGGTAGCTGTGGGTGCAGACCTCCCGGATGACCTGGCGCCGGGGGAGCATCACGCCTTCGGCATCCAGAGGGGTCGCCAGCTCCCACTCGACGTAGACCGCGTTGTGAGCAACCTTCCGGTCGATGACGTAGACCTCGGCCGGGAAGGTGGCCGTCGGATCCGCGTCCACTTGGCCGTCCAGGAACCGCCGGAACGTGCGGATCCGACGGAACGTGGCCCCCACCAAGTCGGCGAACTCGGCGATGACGGAGGAGACTGCGTTGGCCGCGTTGCTGACCCGGAGGCGCGGGCGGGGAAGGGCGCCCCCCGACCCGAACTCGAAGCCGTCGGCTTCCACATCTGCTGGGGCGTAGGGCTCGCCATCGAACTCCACCGCCGCCCCGCCGAGCGTGCCGGTGGTGAACCGGAGGATCTCGCCGCCCAAGGCCGTCAAGTCGAGCTGGTAGAGGGAGACGATGGCGTTGGCAGCGAGCCGCTGGTTCTCCTCGGCAACCTCGACGTGGATGGGGGCGCTCACAGGTCGAACACCTCCCGGAAGGTGGCCGAGAGCGTGGAGACCTCGAATACCCCGGGGTCCCGGGACCAGGTGGTCGCCACGAACTTACCCGCCGCGCCCTGGGGCGGGGTCCAGTCGAAGTTGTCCACGCCTTCCGTGCCCTCGAAGAACGCCTCGAGGGTGTCGATGTCCGCCTGGTCGTACCCACGCCACTCGACTTGGTACGTCCGGCCGAGGGTGTTCAAGCCGTCGGCGGCGCGCTGGAAGTACCCGTCGCCGAGATCGGCCCGGAGGATCCGGGGGGTGACCTGCTTCGTGGCTCGGCTGGGGACGATGGCCGGGAGAGTCGCCACGCTACACCCTTCCTTGCCGATTGAAGGCGCCGCCGGGCCGGGACTCCCGAGCGACGACCATCATCACCCGGGCGTCGAACTCCCGAGCCGCCGCCGCTCCGGCCGCGGCGCCCAACGCCTCCGCGTCGGCGGAGGCGGACCCTGGCGGGACGTTGACGATCACCGTGCTCCTGATCTCGACCGGGGCGGAGGCCGCTCCGGCCCCCGCAACCATCACGCCGAGGTCACCGGTCCGGGTACGCCGGAGGGGCACAACGGCCTCCGGCCCGGCCTCGCCCGCCAGAAGCGTCGGCCGATCCAACAGCATGCCGCGGGCAGCCCGGGGGATGTCTGACATGAATGGATCAAGGATGTTCCCGTGGGCCGAGGGAGGGAGCCGGGGTTGATCGGGAGCACGGGCTGCTGTGCCCGCGAACATGACGGGGATATTGAACAACCCAAGCAGCGGGGCCAAGATCAGCCGTTGGAGCGCGATGTTCGCCAGCTCCACAGCTAGGTTCCGTAGGAGCTTGGAGAAATCGAGCGCGCCCTTCTGCCCGGTGACGAAGAACTCCGCGAGGCTTTCAGTCGCTCGGCCGAAGGCGTTGACGAGAGAGGTGTTGACCGTGTGCTCCAGCTCCTCCGCTCGCTTTCGAGTTTCCTCGAACACCTCAGCCTGGCGCTTGAAGTATTCGGCATAGCCGATGTCCTTCACACTATCATCATCCATGGCCTTGCTGATTTCCTTCTGAAATTCAAGCCAACGCTCCGAGAGTATTCCCCCTTTCTTGAATTCCTCGTCCAGATCGAAGAATGGCGCATATGGCGTAGGTGCCTTCGCCGTCACGTCCTCTACCGCCGCGGGTTGGGCCCGCATTCGCGCACGCCCCTGGGCTTCGTTCAACCACCGTTGCGCGAAGGACTGGAACGGGCGGGCGTTTTGCCACGTGCGCATCAGTGCGTCTATCTCGGCATTTCCCGAAAATGATTGCGCGAACGTGCGTGTCGCCGTCTTCGCCCCAGCGACCATGGCCGAAGCTACGCCCTCGGCCGCAGTCCCCACCACCTCAGCTAGGCCTTTCCCTCCGGCGACTATCGCAGTTTTGAGCTGCCCCCAGCCCTCCCCAGTAGGACTAGTGATCCGCTTCATACGTTCAAGAACTTGCCCCAAGATTACATCCGTGTCTTGGAGCGCCGTCGGAAGCAATCGGTAGGCGCGGCTACGCTTGAAGTCTTCAAATATCCCTTTGACTCCAAGCAGTAGGACTTGGAACGGGAGCAAAAGCGGAACCAGGATCACCCGGGCAATGTCTGATAACGCCCCGGGTAATTTCTCCATGGTGTTCACGAGGATGTCGAAC